CCGCAACCGGCGCTCGAGCCGACTGCGCAACCTCAAGGACAGCCAGTACGTGTCCACGCTCGCCAAGCTCCTGGAGGAGCGCCGCCAGGCGACCGCGCAGTTCAACGACGCCGTCTCCATCCTCGTCGAGCAGATCGCGGAGATGGACGCCAAGATCGCGTCCGTCATCCAGCGGCAGCACCAGCTCGTGCAGGAACGCGAGCGCGAAGTCGGCGGAGTCTGATGCCGTTCAAGGCGCCCAACCCCGCCGAGCTGGCCGCCCTCCAGAAGAGAGTCGAGGAGTCGAGCGAGGACCAGCAGGTTCGCGACAACCACCTGTACGCGGGCCTGTTCGACCGAACGCACGGCGTGTACGGAGACTGCGCGCCGGCGCCCGAGTTCGAGCGCGGACCAGATGGAGTACGGCTGATCCGCACCCGCCTGTCCCGCCGCGAATGGATCGAGCGCTACTTCCCGATCCGCGACAAGGCCGGCAAGATCCACCCGCTCAAGCTCAACCGCGCGCAGCGACGCCTGGAGTCGTGGATCATGCAGATGGAGATGGCGCGCGTGCCCGTGCGCATCATCATCCTCAAGGCGCGCCAGATGGGATTCTCCACCTACGTGCAGGCGTGCATGTTCGAGAAGCTCCTGCGCGAGAAGAACTTTCGCGGCCTGATCATCGCCGACAACAAGGACCGCTCCAAGCTCCTGCTGCAGATCGCCGACACCGCGCGCACGTCCATGACCAAGACGCGCAACCCGCAGACGAACGAGCCCGTCTCGTGGGACTTCAAGATGAAGTCCAAGGCCACGAGCTCGCTGGTCTGGACCGAACCCATTCGCGGCGAGATCCACGTCACCTCCGCCGAGACGCCCGAGCCTGGTCGCGGCGGCACGCGCACCATGGTCCACTTGTCCGAGACCGCGCACTGGCCCGACGCGGAACGCAAGCAGGCCGGCGTCATGGCGTCGCTGCCCACGCTGCCAGGCACGTACGGATTCGACGAGTCCACCGCCAACGGCGACCAAGGCAAGTTCCGCGACGACTTCTGGCGCGCGTGGAAGCAGCGCGACGTGCCGCTGTTCGAGCGCAACGATCCTTGGCACGCCGTGTTCTTCGCCTGGTGGGAGCACGACGAGTACCGCTGGACGCGCACGTACGGATCCGGTCGGCAGATCCCCGACAAGATGCGCGAGACCGTCGAGAACTCGCTCGACGAGGAGGAACGCTGGCTCATGAAGCAGACCACCATCCAGCGGTTCTCGCCCACCGATCGCTGGGAGGAAGTGCCCGCACGCAGCGGTCGACGCCTGGCGTTCAAGGAAGACGGCACGTTCACGGTGAAGACCGCGCCCGTCGAGAAGAAGACCAAGCGCCGCCGCGTCGGCGTCGGACTCGTGGCGGTCGGCATCGACCAGCTCCTGTGGCGCAGGCAGAAGCTGCAGGACAAGGAGATCGCCGGCGACCTCACGCTGTTCAACCAGGAGTACCCGTCGCGCCCGCAGGTCGCGTTCATGTCCACGGGCCGACCCGTGTTCGACGTCGAGAAGATCGACTACCTGCTGTCGAAGGCGCGCGAGACGCCGCCCCGCTTCACGGGCAGCATGCGAGTGGAGGTGTCGTGAACTACTTGTCCGTCTGCTCTGGAATCGAGGCCGCCACGGTCGCCTGGCACCACATGGGCTGGCAACCCGCTGGCTTTGCCGAAATCGAGAAGTTCCCAGCGCAAGTGCTTGCACACCATTATCCAAACGTCCGCAACTATGGAGACTTGACGAAGCATGACACCTGGGGTATCGAAGCTGGATCAGTTGACCTTCTGGTCGGAGGAACTCCCTGCCAAGCCTTCAGCGTTGCAGGACTCCGTCGAGGAATGGAAGACGAGCGTGGTCAGCTCACCCTTGAGTTTGCCCGACTGGCTCAACGGCTACGCCCGCGCTGGATCGTCTGGGAAAACGTGCCTGGAGTCCTGTCGAGTGGAGGAGGACGGGACTTTGGTTCCTTCCTCGGGGCGTTGGCGCAGCTCGGGTATGGGTTCGCCTACCGAGTGCTGGACGCTCAATACTTCGGAGTGGCCCAACGCCGCCGTCGTGTGTTCGTTGTCGGATACCTTGGAGACTGGCGTCGTGCCGCAGCGGTTCTTTTTGAGCGCGAAAGCATGCGCGGGAATCCTCCGCCGCGCAGAGAAACGCGGAAAGCGACTGCCCCAACAATTGCAGGATGCGCTAACGGCGGTGGCGCAAATGGGCCAGGCAGGGATGTAGATTCTTGTGAAAGTCTACAAGTAGTCGGTGCGTTGGACTGCCGCATCGGTGCGCAGCGTGCGCAAAACGCGCAGAATGGGCATATGATTTCAACCATCGCCTTCCACAACCGCCAAGACCATGGCGTATCTGGTGGCATCACGTATCCGCTTGGCGCGAAGGACAACGGATTAGGCGTTGGTATTCCGACGCCCGTCGTTCAGCCGGTCGCGTTCAAGGAGTCGCAGAGTGGCTGCCGCCTCGGCCCCGTTCACGCGACTCTAGATTCAAACAAGGGAAGCCGACGCATGGAGGGCGTGATGATGGCGATGGCCGTGCCACTTGACCTGCGAAACGCAAAGCGAGATCCCGACAAGCATGATGCCGTAAATCGTCAAGGAGTCGGCGTTGCAAAAGATGGTGACCCTGCGCACACCGTAACATCAGCGTGCGTTCATGGCGTTGCGACCGCCATGCGGGTGCGACGCCTTACGCCCGTCGAGTGCGAGCGTCTACAAGGCTTCCCAGACGGCTACACCGACATCAAGTTGCGAGGGAAGGACACGCCCGACGGCCCAAGGTACAAGGCTCTTGGCAACAGCATGGCCGTGCCAGTCATGCGATGGATCGGCGAGCGCATCGCTGCGGTAGACAAGTTATGAACTTCAAATTCGAGCCCTATCAGCGCGGTGGCCTTCAGATCTGGAAGGATCCCGAGGAAGGCCGAAAGTACGTCTGCGCGTCCGACACCGCAGGCGGTCTCGCGCGCGGGGACTTCGCTGTCGCGATCGTCATCGAGGGCGAGACCTGCGAAGTCGTTGCCCGCTGGAAGGAACGCGACGATCCCCACGTCTGGGGGCCGAAGTGTGCCTGGCTGTCGTGGTACTTCAACGAAGCCCTGCTCGCGTTCGAGACCTACCCCTCCGCCCACGGCTACACCGCCTGCATGGAAGCCATCAGCAAGGGCTACAAGAAGGTGTACAAGCGGCAGCGCCAGGACACGATTTCCAAGCAGGTCTCCGAAGTCCTCGGCTGGCACACCAACTCCACGACCAAGCCGCTGCTGATCGACCGGATCAAGCGCGCCCTCGACGACAACTGCCACATTCCAGACGAGGAATTGCTGTACGAACTGCGAGACCAGCGGTGGAACGGCAAAGGCGAGATGGAGTCCCGTGGGCACGATGACATGGTCATTGCATATGGCATTGCGCTTGCTGTTCGCGATCAGTCATGGACACGTGGCCTATTGCGTCCGGAGCCGTCGGTGCCTAAGACGGAGTCGGAACGCTACTGGGCTGCGTACGAAAAACGTCTGACGCAACCCAAGCCCAAGAGGAAGTTGTTCCGTGGCTACTGAGATGCTGAACGGCTGGGAATTCGGAGTGCTGGTGGTGGTGTCGCTCGTGTGCGCGCTGCCCGTCGCGATCGTGTGCTGGTCGTTGGTGCGAGTCAACTTGCGCCTGGCCGAGCAGAACCGCGACCTCCTCAAGGCCGTGCTCGCGCTTTCGGAGAAGCCCCAGGCCGTCGCCATCGCCGGAGCGATGGAGAACACCGATCGGGAGAAGGTGAATCCCGAGCCCTTGATGCGCGCCTACTCCACGCCGCGCAGACCTGCAGGAGCGGGATGAAACTCGACGAAGGCAATCTCATCGAGATGATCGACAAGCGGGTCGGGCTCCACGAGTCCCGACTCGAACGGTTGGCGCTCGAGGAGTCGTGGATCACAAACGTCGCCTTCTGGTCCGGTAAGCAGCGCTTCTACTTCGAGCAAGGGCGCCTGTTCGACGCCGGCATCGACGATCCCGACGAAGCCACGCACTACAAGGTCAACCTCATCCGCTCGCGCGTGCTCGCCGCCTGCGCGAAGGTGCTGGCCGTCAACGCGCAGTTCCGCTGCCGTCCGCCCACCGGCACCGCGCGCGACCGCGAACTGTCGCAGCTTGCCGAGCGCGTGTTCGCCCACATCCGCGAGGTGTCCGACTTCGATTGGCATCTGATGATGTCCACCGTGTGGAAGGCGGTGTGCGGAAGCTCCTTCCTCAAGATCCAGTGGGATCCCTACAAGGGCGAGCCCGACCGGTTCTACCTCTCCGACAACCAAGCCCGCCGCGTCATCCCCGAGCAGATGCTCACTCCCGCCATCCGGCAGGAGAAGGAGTTGATGGGCCTGTTCGAGGACTATCCCCCTGGCGATATCTCAGTTAGCGTCCTGTCGCCGTTTGCCGCGTTCCAGGATACGAGCAGCCGCGACGCGCAGATGGCCGGCTGCCAGTGGTTCGCGGAGAAGCACTACGTCGACATCGACCGCATCGCCGAACGCTTCGGCATGGACCCCAAGGACATCCAGCCCATGGAGGCGGATGCCGGCTTGCGCAACTACGAGGAGGCGATCGCGTTCATGTCGAACGGGTCCGGCCTGTCGCTCGTGGATTGGGCGCAGCCCGAGGACAAGCGCGGCAAGCGCACGCAGTATGTCGAGCTCTGGCAGCGACCGAGCAAGCAATACCCCAAGGGCATGCGCGTCGTGTACGCGGGCGGCAGGATCCTGAACCTGAACCGCGCCGGCGGACTCGACAACCCATACGCCGCTGATCGCACCGGCTGGGCGCACATCCCCTACGTCAAGGACGACTGGTGCCCGCACCCCGGCAGGTTCTGGGGCGCGTCGCTCGTCGAGGATCTCATCGGGCCGCAGTTCTACTTGAACGAAGCGCGCACCACGATGATGAAGTTCATGGAGACGTTCGGTCTCCCCAACACCTACGTCGGCGACCAGGCCGGCATCGACACCGACAACATGCCGGTGGGCGGTGGCCGCATCTACCAGGTCAACGAGGTGTCGTCGTTCAAGGTGCAGCACGGCCCGCCGCCGCAGATCCCGACGTGGCGCGGTTCATGGACGTATGCGAAGCCGACCTCAACAAGGCCGCAGCGCAATCCGAGATCAACGCCGAGGGGCTGCCTGGGCAGCTCCGCTCCGGCAGCGCCGTGCGCGCCATCAACGAGGAGCGGTTCATCACGCTGACCGTCCCGTCCAAGTCCACGCTGCGCACCGTGCGCGACGCCGGCAAGCTCGCGCTCGCGCTCGGCAAGATGTACTACGGCGACAAGCGCACCATGCGCTACCTCGGCGAGGACAACGAGTGGGTCGTCGAGGAGTTCAACGGGTCCGACCTGCTCAACGACTTCGTCATCGTGGGCAACCCGTCCGTCGCGGACACGCTCGGCTCCGCGCGCGAGGAGATGCTCGACGCGCTGCAGGCCGGCGCGTTCAACCCGCAGTTCGACGAGCAGACCCGCGCGCTCATCCTCAAGGGCTTGCACTACAACACCAGCGACGAGTTCATCAAGCGCACCCTACAGGCGGAGCGCAACCAGGAGCGCGAGATCCAGGAGATGATCAAGGATCCGCTCAAGTACGGGGACGAGGGCTACCCCGTCATGGAGTGGGAGGACCACGCCAAGGAGTCCACCGTGCTCATCGCGTACATGTACACGCCCGAGTTCAAGCGACTGCCCATCCAGACGCAGGCGCTCATCACCGACCACTGGAAGAAGCACCAGATGTTCATCCAGCAGGCCCAGATGGAAGCCATGCAGATGGCCGAGGCCATCAAGGGAACCCCTGGCGAAAAGGGCCAGGCATCACAACCGACATTCTGACATGACCGACAACAACATCATCAAGCCCAAGGTCGCTCGGCGCGAAGAGCATGCCGACGCCGCCAGCATCGGAGCGCAGCTCAAGGAGCTCTCGTCGTCCCGCGCGGCGGTCGAGAAGGCGACCAATCTGCTGACGCCCATGTTCCCCATCGACGGGGACAACGAGAAGGAAGTCGAAGCCGCCGACGTGCTGCTCGAGGAAGTCTACAAGCAGCAGCGCCGCCGTACCGACGAGGAGAAGGACAAGGAGAACTCGATCTACCACTTCTTCGTGAAGTGCCGGAACACGCACCCTGAAGGCCAGCCGAGCCACGGGATCTACCTCACCCGCAATCCCGAAAACGGCAACGTCCAGCCCGACGAGTGGAAGAGCGCGTACAAGCCGAACGCCAAGTCGGCCTGGTACGAAGACATCCTCTGCCAAGTGTGCCTGCGCTACTACGGACAGAAGGTTGTGCTGCCCGTGGCGATGGTCGCCGGCAAGCCTGGCTCCTTCTCCGTTGACCAGCGCTGGCTGTGGCGCCGCCCGAAGGATCCCAAGCGCGCCGCCATCGAAGGCGAGTCGCGGGCCAACCCCATGGGTTTGCCGTCCCAGAACAATGGCCGTGAGGAAGCCAACCGCCGCGCCGCCGCCGCCGGCTACGAGGTGATCCCGTGAGCGACCAGCAACAACCCCAACAGCCCGCCGTCCCGTACGCCGCCGACAACGCCGTGGTGCGTCTGAAGGTGGACGGACGCGAGATGGACACCACCGTGGCGGACCTGCGTAAGAGCGCGCAGATGGCGTCCGCCGCCGAGAAGCGTCTCCAGGAAGCGAATGCGCTCAAGGCACAGCATGCCGGCGCCATCGAGTTCGCCTCCCAGATGGAGACCCTGATGCGCACCAACCCCGAAGCCGCCCTTGCGGAGATCCAGAGACGTGCGTCTCAACTGCACGGACGGCAGATCGGAGTTGGCTCTACCGATGCGAGTTATTCGAGCGAAGACTTGGATCCTGTCACCAAGCAGACCAGGTCCGATCTCATGCAGATCCAGAGCCAGCTCGCGGAGCTCACAAGGTTCCGCGACGAGTTGACCACCAAGTCGCACATGGATCGCATCAAGTCCGTCGTCGGCTCGTTGCCCCTCTACCAAGGGAATACGAAGGCGCGGGAACAAGCTGAGGTTGTGGTCGCGGCTTACCAAATGGCTAACCCCAACAAGCCGCTGGAGGAGGTGGCTGCCGAGCTGCACGCGATGCAGGCCGACATGCTCTCCGACTTCATGTCTTCCCAACGAGACCAACGGGCTACGAACACGTCGCAGCTTGCTGGAGTCCCGCCGACCGCCGGCACCCCCGCCTTGACCACGAACACCCCGCCGAAGCCCTCGGCGAGGGATCTGCAGAGTGGACAGTGGAGGTCCGGCTTCAAGTCGTTCGTGAACCAGCTCAAGAACGGCGTGCAGTAGTCCACAACCAAACAAGGACTGATCCATGTCTGTGACTGCAAGCAATGGCGTGAGCTACGGCTCACAATCCTACGGTGGCTCGAACGCCGCTGGCTACTACGACAACCTCCTCACCAACTACTTCCTGCAGCTCCTGCCGGATGCGCGCAACAACTCGACCGTGCTCTTGAGCATGATCGACAAGCGCCCGCACCAGGCGGTGTCTGGCAAGTACATCGTGTTCCCCGTGCGGTTCGGTCGCTCGACCGGCCTCAACAACGTGGGCTACGGTGGCTTGATCCCCGACCCCGGCTTCCAGCCGTCGTTGACCTACTCGACCATCACCCGCAAGGGCATGGCTCGAATCGCGCTGGATGGCGACACCATCCGGCACGGCAAGACCAACGGTGGCGCCTACGCCGAGGCGCTGCAGATCGAGATGGAAGGCATCGTCGACGACATCATGATCGACCGTGCCCGCCAGGTTCACAACGACGGCTCGGGCCGCATCGCGGAAGTCGCGGTTGCTGGCTCTGGTACTTCGTTGACGCTGAAGATCAACAGCGACATCGAGGGCGCGGCGACCACCCGCGCTGCCGGTACGCTCGACAAGTACATCGAGCCTGGCATGCGCTTGGCGAAGTTTCCGGCGAACGGCGGCGCGCAAACGCTGTGGTCGTCCACTGCCGGCGAATACGTGATCATCGTGACTTCGGTCAACGTGAGTGGTTCGACGGTGACGATCACCGCCAACGACTCGGTGACCGGATCCGCTGTCACCTTCAACGCCAACTCTGCCGTTGGTGAGTGGATCGTGCGTTGCTCTGCCGCTTCCGCAACCGCTGTCGCCATCAAGGACAGCGCCTATCGTCGCGAGATGATGGGCATTGGTGGCGTGTTCAGCGATGTTGGAACCAAGAACGGCATGATCGGTTCGGGCAGCCAGCAATCCGCCGCCGAAAGCGACACCGACACGAACGGCTACCACTTCCAAGGAGTCGTTGCGACTGCGGGCCAAGCTGGCAACCAAGCGTTCAACCGCGCGATTGTCCTCGACAATGGCGGCGCGGGCAACCGTCCGCTGACCGAGGAGCTGATGCAGCAGGCGATGTCCGACGCCGAGGAGACCAACAACGCCAACATCGAGTTGATCCTCTCGTCGTTCCCGACCTACAACTCGTACGTGAAGTTGCTGACGCCTGA